TTATTCCAGTTCCAGTATGCATAAATAAGAATATGTATGTCTTTTTACCTGATAAGACTTCATTGACGCTGTGCGAAGCTAAACATGGAAGAAATACTATGCTCCCAGCACTTGGCTTAATTGAATATCCATAGTCATCAAAAACTATTTCTCCGCCTTCGTAGTCATCATCTAAATAAATAAGAGATGTCCAATCCATAGTATTTTTAGGATTTAGAATGTTTCTATCAATATGTGGCCCCATCTTTCCGCCAACTCTGTACCTTCTCAAACAATAATTTCTTGTTATTCTTTCTGGCATCTTATTATTAGTTTTTTCTGCCCATATCTTTAGAAGTTCGACATAATCATTTTCAATCATTTCTATTAATTTGTATGCCCTTGAGTGAGCTTCACTGTAATCTTCTTTAATTTCTATTCTAGGCCAGTGAGTATTTCTTTCATTTATAGTTAAGTCCCAATCAAATGACTTATGTACGCCTCTATGAGAGTGCTCGTTATCTGGAAAAACATGATCCCATTTGGTCAAGTCTTCTGGATCTAAAGAAACAGGATATCCATCAACCCACTTGCTCCAACTAGGAACAACTGAGTGTATGTCAGAGTTTTCATTTTCTAATTCTATTGCATCAAGAAATTCTTTAGCCCTTGGAAATGCGTTTTCTATGTAAATTATGCCACCTGGCATATCGTGTATTTTTAGATTATTGTTCATAGCTAATATTATACCATTTCAAAATAAAGGGGACAATAACCTTATTATATGTCCCACCAACCACGAATTGTGCCTCCCATAGGACACTGCATTTCTAAATGCTTTCCGTCTTCTATCCATTTCTTATGTAGCCTTACTTGTTGTTGAAAATCTGTTTCATGTGTAGGTTTGCCACACTCTGGGCAGAGAGGTTGATTCATTACGCTGTAAACATGAATACAAAATTTCATTTAATTACTCTAAAAGCATCTCCATTATCATCCTCGTAATCCCATTCATAATAATCTGGATCAACTACACCCAACTTTTCCCAATATGGAACTCCGTTTTCATCATAATCGTCCCAAGCTTTTCCTGACAAATCTAATCTTAGTCTATATGTTGTTCCATATTTTTCGTATATTGGCCAAAACTTATCCCATAGCCATCCATTATAATTGTACTTCCAGCCTATGTACCCATCCTCTTCCATAAATGATACTTTTAGAATTGCACCAGAGGCTATTGATCCCGCCCAGTTAGCCAGCCATCTTAGAGGCGGCCTTGACTTATGCTCTACAATTGAATCATCTAAAAAATTTCTCATTTGTTAAGTATATAATTAAACCCTAAAGTTGTCAATAGAATATTCAAATACATTATTTTATAAACTGATTAGGCATTATGTCTATCATTAAATGGATCCTGTCAGTTTGCCCCAAATTTTTAACAGCATGCTCCTTGTTATTATTAACTTCCCAACAATCTCCAACCTTCATATTTTTTTCCTCATTATTTACAAAAAACAAAACCTGATCATTAGTCTGAATTGCGATATGGTGCCTTCTAACAACCCCAAGATAATTCATTTTGTCTACATGAGGCTCAACATTTTCGCCTGCGGGCAACTTTACAAACAAACACTTTGCAACTTTTCCATTATGTATGCCCTCTAAGTATGTAATTATTGGACTCAAAAGGTCATGCATTTCTTTATTATTATCAATTACTTTAGGTTTAAAATTTTCTTGAATTGACCATATGATTGGATGATCATAAATGAAAAAGGATGTAGTTTTGCTAAACCCATCACGAGCTCGTCTGAGCCATTGATCAGAATATGATTCTAAGCATGCTGCAATGCCAGACACATCAAAAGAGCCGTGCATCTTATAATTAAATTCTTCATTTGATTTGTTTATATTCACAGGGTCTTACTTTCAATTTCTTTTACATAATTATATATATATGAATCTATATAATTATTTTTTAAAACTTTTTCTTTTTCCTCAGCACTTAAGGTTTTAATTAAATCAGGAGTAGTCACAGTTTGTCCATAACCATAATCAGCTTCACTTTTATTTACAACCTCATCTTTATTAAAAACTATTTCAATTCCGTGATTTGACTTAAACCATTCAGATACTTTATTTTCAAAAATATCAATTCTATCTAAAGTATTTACTATACTAAAATTGTTTATATTATTAACTGCATTATCTAATGATGTATTGTTATTTTCAACAAACCAAGTAAATGCCTTACCCTCTTTTAAAAATGGCTTCATCATTTCTTGCCAGTCATTTTTATAAAATGAAACTGGGTCAAAAGATCTGCTATCTGCTGAGTTACATATAAACCTAGATTGATAATTATTATGTATTTCAAAATTTTTATCTTCAAAAAGATAGTACTTAAACTTATCTTCTACATACTTAATATCCTTATATTCATTTCTAGAATGCAAAGACTTATTATATATGAAATTAAAGTAGCTTGCTCTAGCAGAAATTGGGTCTCTGATAATTGTAGCAACATCTATTCCTGGCACTACATCAATCGGATATGTTCCAGCATGCATCGATATATAAGTTTTATTCTGAAAAAAATTATTATTTGGGAAGTAAGTACTTATATAACTCTTTTTACCACTATCTTCCAAAGATCTTTTTATGTTTTTAGATACATACATGCCAGCTGTTTTTGGTATATGTAGAAAGTATAGTTGTTTCAAGACGACGCCTCTGAAGCTCCCGTGTAGTGTTTTTTACAAACCTCTACGACTTTCATAAGTCCCTCTACTTCAACTACTTCACCCATATATTCTGCTGGGTACTCACAAAAAAAGCAAGGGGGTATATTTTTTATCACAGTACGCCATTCCATTGGTTAAGTACTTGACCAATTTCAAAAGACTTGCTTTTCTGTCTTTCTTTCAACAACAAAGCCCAATCTTCTTCTTCATATTGAGCTCTTTCATTTAAAAATTCTTCTGTTCCTGGGAACTCATATCTCCAATATGTTCTGACCAAGTGCTTTATTCCATTTTTAGCAATATCTGATGAGTGGTAAAAAGGGTGTCTTGATGGGAATACTAGCACATCTCCTGCGGAAGGCTTGTATGAAAAACTTTCTAGTACTTCAGTTCTATCATCATTCAGTACTATAAATCTTAGCCCGCCATCTTCATAGTCATCATTTAAATAAAACAGACATGTTACACCAAACTTATATCCTGGCTCGTCTTTTCTTTCTTCTTGAAAATCAGTATGATAGTTCATGCCTTGCTTGTCGTTTACGCCTATACCATCTTTATAGCAGGCTATATCTATTGACTGCCAACACCAGTTTTCAAGACTTGTGTTAGTTCCTTCACAATATTGTTTTGTAACATCGTAAAAATTTTGCATTAATTCTTTCACATAAACATTATTAGATTTACGATCATCAATGTCTGCTATTAAATTATTCCACTCTTCTTGAGTCGGGAAAGATTCATATCTTTCACCAGGTAGTGGGATCAAAATATGATCTCCAAAGCCATACCAGCCTACCCACTCTTCTGGAAATGTATCCTGATAGTGCTTAATCATTTCATTTCCCTTAGAAAAAACATTCTTAAAAGCCCACACCTTATCGTGTATTTTTTCTATTACGAAATTATTTGATTCCATAATCTTTTAGCTCCTCGTCAAGTCTTTCCCATTTACCATATGGTCCTGGGTCTCTCAAACCTCTGTATACTTGGCCTGTTTCCAAGTCCATGAGTATCCACTTTGATGGACATTTAGTATGAATTGTTAAATCTGTGGCTGTCGAGAACTCTTCCGCCTCTTTGCCATTTATCAACTTTCTCAAACTAAACTTCCAATTCTTCTGTTTTATCTATATGATCGTCTATCGATCTAAGAATATCAATATAAAGTTCGCTAGAACTACTTTCCTTTTTGCACATTATTTTTTGGATGCTTGACCTTGTAATCATCTAAAATAGCTTTTACTGTTCCATCTTTTCTTAGTCTAACTATTTTACCATTTTTTATTTGTGTCGGATTAAAAGGATAACTTCCTTTTCCTTTTCCAGAAGACATTAGACTTTCTTTCTTCCGACTTTTTTAGGCTGAGTGCTAGTTTCTCTTCTAATACCATGCTTGTTTGTATCTATCTTCATGGTGTTCTTTTTATTATTAACTCCAGAAACAAATTTACCTTGCTTTGGGTGCTTTCTAGTAGCCTCAGATGAAGTTACTGCACCAGCTGGACTAGAATTAACTGGAGAACTCATGCCAGTTCCATTTTCAGACATTTTTAATTAATCCTTTCGGATCGAACATTCCAGTCCAATACCCTTTGGACATCGATTCTTCTTCTAAAGGAAGCATTTGTATCGGAGTACACATTTTTGCAGGCTTACCAATAAGCCAAGGCGTCTCCTCCCACAAACCACTTTCCTCTTCTTGCTCAAATTTTCTTATAAGTATTGCGGGATCTTCCTGAGAAGCTTCAATTGAATATTCTGAATCTTCAATACCAAACATACCTTCAGTCATTACGTGCTCTACTCTTCCAGCAATAACATCATCATCATCTGATGTTACAACAAAATCTCCTTCTTTGATGGAAGCTTTTGATACATAATTAGTTATCTGAAGGTATGCCTTCATTAGTTTGAGTTTCCTTTAACTGAATTACTTGTAACTGCATTAGAAGATTCTCTTTGAGTATCTTCTGATGATTGACATCCGCATTCAAGGCACATTACTTATCACCTTGATTGGAAACATCTGAAATGCTTACATCTTTGATTCCAGTTTCGCTGCCAACCATTTGGCATCCACATTCAACGCACATATTACTTACCGCCGTTATTTAATCCAGCGCCGTCTTGTGAAGACTTATCTGTTGCTGGGAAAGCTTGCTTTGGGTCTGATGCATACTGAACACCATTCCACACTCCAGCGGCTGAAGGCTTTGTTTCATTGAATCCGTTTAAGTTTTTTCCGTCTGACATTTTATTACTCCTATAGGTTGTATTTAAGCGGGTCTAGAAGTCCGCTTATTATGTAATTATATCATTTCTTATATTTTTTATTATAGCAGTCCTTACAGACCTGTATAAACTTTGTTTCTGTAGCAGTTATATGCTCTGCCTGGCCCTCACAGCCAGGCATTTCGCACTGATCTAATATATCCATTAATCTACTTTATGGCCAAATTTGGCCCATACTCTTTCGTGCAGAAAATATCCAATTGACTCCCACAATATGTATCCTAGGGCTCCTAGAGTAGCATACTCATACTCTACCTCTCCAGTAATTAAATAGGTTACAATTGCAATTATTCCAGCAACACCTACTAGATGAAATGTTTCCCAACTTAAAGTCTTTAGCAAACTACGCTTTCTGGATTCCACTACTTAGCCTTCTTCTTGGCTGGTGCCTTCTTGGCTGGTGCCTTCTTGGCTGGTGCCTTCTTGGCTGGTGCCTTCTTGGCTGGTGCCTTCTTGGCTGGTGCCTTCTTGGCTGGTGCCTTCTTGGCAACCTTTACCTTATTTTCTTCTGCTTCAATTTCTTCTAGCTTGGCAATTAGCTGCTTTTGATAATCAGCAACTGTCGGAAAACCAAACCATCTCTTAACAGTATCTTTTAACATGATTTCTCTTTATCTTCTAGTTTTCTTAAAACAAGACCCAAGACTTCTCTTGGTCTCCAGTCTGGAGGAATTTCCAAACCTTCAAATTCATTAATTAGCTCTCTTACAACTTTTTTCTTAATAATATTAAAGTGATCCCATTCCATACTACCTAAGTTTATCATAAACCTATGTACTTTGCAAGATCTTTTTGGCTGTCTGCATTAACTAACAATCCAGTTCTTGGCCCTTCTGACCACACTTCATGTGAAGTTTCTATTGGAAAAAATAATATGTCACCTTCATCTAATTCATAAACTTCAGAAGATCCAGTTGGGTCAGTTATTCTCCAAAATGATTTTCCTATTATTTGAAAATAAAATGCATCCCATGGGTCGCTATGAGAAGGAACAAACTTGTCACCCAAGGAAACTTTTATTCCTTCTGAATGCCACAATGCATCGCAACTGCAGTTTCTTGAATCCCAATGTTTATAAAAATTACAATCAGTAAAGTCTGCATCAATACCACAGTCATTATTAATTTTAATTAAAAAATTTTTAATTTCTTTAAAATGATTCCAAACTAAACCAGTTTGTGGCGCAAGCCAAAATGGGTGTTGGGTTAATACATTTCCAAACACGTCTACGTCTCTGTGTCTGTCTCTTTTCTGTTCCTTTAACTCATCATTATCTTCTTGAGTTTGTTGATATATAAAATTTAATGCATCCCACCAATTTATGGAAGTAGGGAAGTATTCCTTTACCATAAAAGCTTTTTTGTTTACTTTAGCAAACCTTAACTGTTCTAATAATGTCATATTCATATTCTATCATTTATAATAATAAGGAGGCGGTATCCCCGCCTCCTTATTTAGAAAAGTTACTTAACTAGAGCAACCTTTGCCTTTGGATTCTTCTTGTTCCATGAACGTGCTAACTTATTAAAAGCAGCCTTTAGATCTGCAATTGACTTGTCTGAAGCAGCCTTTGCAGCAGCAGCATCTGCTGTTGCCTTAGAGATTGCATCTGCAAGAGCCTTATCGGAAGCAGCCTTTGCAATTACTGCATCAGCCTTAAGCTTAGCAACCTCTGCATTAGCAGTAACTAGGTCGGAAGCAGCCTTTGCAGCAGCAGCATCAGCAGCAGCCTTTGCGGTTGCAGCAGCGGTTGCAGCAGCAGTTGCATCTGCAGCACGTGCTGCCTTTTCAGCAGCAAGATCTGCCTGTACCTTTGCCAACTCTGCAGTCAAATCACGAACTGCAATTTCCGCAAACGGTGCAAGGGTGCGTACTGGCAAACCAGTAACATCTGCAGACTCTCCATCTGTAGCAGTTGTCAACGAAAATTCTACTAGAGAACGTGTTGATGCTGTTGGAAGAGTTAACTTAAATGTAGCAACTCCAAAAGTTGCCAAGGTTGCGCCAGTAGTAGCAGTTGAGGTTTCAAGGGTTCCGCCTGAGCCAAATACACGACCAGTAATGGACTTTCCTGATACCTTGTTGCCAAAAATATCTGTAGCAGTTACGGTAATTGTCTGAACTGTTCCAGCAGCACCGTTTGCAGGAGCAGATACGGAAAGATTATTAATCTTACCGACTGTTCCTTGGACATAATATGTAAGTGTGGTTCCCTGGTTTGTCAAAACCACGTTACCAATTGCTGTCGTTTTAGTATATACATAAAACGTTGCAGTTGTACCTGTTCCAGTAGCAATTGTCAAAGACGCTGATCCTGACGATGCTGTTACTGGTGCAGCAGATGAGTGTAGCGCCGAAACAATTGTAGCGTTAGTAGCAGTTGCAGTTACAGATGTTCCTGTATCTACGGTTGCGATAATACGCAATACATCAGTAGCATTAACTTCATTATCTGAAGGCACTGTCAACTGTGCTGGTGTAGCAATATCGGAAGCGGTTGTATTAGCTGTACCGAAAGTTGCACCAGTCGCAAGAGCAACTGTCATTGGCGCAGCACTTGCAGGTGTTGCAATAAGTGTACCCATAGTCATGGCTGCAACCACGGCTAGAGCGATTTTCTTGAATGATTTCATTCTTTTTATTTCTCCTTATATACTCTGATTCTATATTGTGAATCAGAATTCTAGCTTAATTCCCATACTCTTACTTGAAAAGAACATGGATCTCCGCCTTCATCCCACTCCTTTAATTCTTCGTCGTCCATTGGAGGACCGTCGTGGGTATTACAAAAAACATCTGATATCCAACCTTTGTCATAACCAAATTTAATCCAATCGTCAAAAGCTAGATCCATTCTTTAATCTCCTCTAACATAACATGTTTAGGTTTGGCACCAATAATTGTTTTTACTGGCTTTCCGTCTTTAAACAATATAGTAGTAGGGATACTTGTTACGTGATATTCGACTTGCTTTGTTAGCTCATTGTCGACATTCATTTTTCCCAACCATATCCCAGTTTCTTCTGAAACTTCTTCTATAATTGGAGAAAACATTTTGCATGGCCTACACCATTCCGCCCAAAAATCTATCATAATTAGTTTGTGGCTATTTATGACATCTTCAAAATTTTCATCTGTAACTATCATAGGGAATCCACATGGGTTGGCCAATAGTAGTTGCACGACTCGCAGCAAGTATATCCCATATCTTTATAGTCAGCAAACTCTGAATAAAAATAGTACTTGTCTGGGTCTTTTTCATAAAGTCTGCCACGATGAGAATAATGAACACGCTCATCTCCTAGCCACCAGGGCCTATCGGACTCCATAAACATAAAATGGTCTTGATAAATCTGATCAAATGTGGCATGTGTTGTGTTCTTATAGCCTCTCATTAATATCTCTTTAATAATAGACTCGTTATATAAAAATAACCAATCTTCATGACCGTCCCACATTTTTACAGCAGGATGATTTTTCCAAGCACCTGAAGAATACAATCCAGCCAAAGACTTTAGTATTTGTAAATTCTCTACACTTTGTTTTATAAGGCGCTTACGGTCTAATCTTTTAGCTGTCTTGCTAAAATCTTGATGAGGAATAAATGTTTGCATAGGTATATCCTACTAAATATTGCCTTGATCGTCAACACCCTTTAGTGCTTCCGCCTCTTTATTAAATTTTTCCATGAACCTTTGAATTACAAAGAATGAGGTGTCGAATGCATTCTTCATCATTGCTTTCGATGATTCCTCTGTAACATCAGAAGGTGGTACTGAGTTATACCATTGCTGATATAACTCAGTGGCAACATCTTCAATAATACCCTGAAGAACGGTTACATTTTTATCCATTTAGGGCTGCTCCAAGATCAAGTAACAGTCCCTGTTGCTTCAAAGAGTTTGTGATCGGTTTTGCTGTTTTCTTGATTAAAGACAACAATTGATCTAATGTAAGTGATGGCTTAGCAGATTTTAGAGCAACATAATTTGCTGCTGCAACCTGTGTTGAAACTGAGGTTCCGAATGAATTACCGCTTCTGTTCCCTGGGTAAATTGATACAGAGCCAGCAGGAGACCAAATGTCGATAAGGTTCTTATCATAATTACTTAAAACTGAAACCTCTCCATAAGATTCACTTCCACCCACAGCAACTGAATTTGGTATGCATGCTGGCCAATTAATCCTAGACAAGTCTCTTTCATTTCCTGCTGGGAAAAATACTGGAATTCCAATAGAATATAGATCGTTTACTGAGTTGTCCGTGCTAGTTACTGGGCAATAGTTAAACGGAGCCTTCTTTAATACAGACTGATTACCTTGTGATACTGATACGGCAACAATATTATACTTGTCCTTATTAGCTTTTACCCAAGACAAAGCATTAGGGATTGTGTTAACTCCAGTAGTTTGTCTCATGCCTCTTGATGTATGACCAATAATTCTAATAAAAATAATATTCATGTTTGGGTTATTTGCAATTGCAATTGAAGACATTTGTGTTCCATGATTAAAATTACTATTGGACAAAATGCTCATAGGGATTACAGATGATCCTTGCCCCTCCATAAAGTTTTTACCATTAGGGCAAGAAGGCCAGTCAAGAATGCATACTTCATAAATGAGCTTAGACTTGATAGATGGGATGCTAGTATCTAGAGCGCTGTCTAGAATTGCTAGTGTGGGAACAGATGTCCTGTTCTTCAAATTTGCCTGTGCAGGCATTGATGTGATTGTTAGTATGATGGCTACTAGAGCCGTTATTAGTTTTTTCATAAAGACAATTCTACTAAATAGCAGTGAGTCTGTCAATACTTAATTTTGTGGAGGCATCCTTCTTGGATACCACTTTCCAGAATCCATCCTAGAGGTATCTTGCTGATGCTGAGAAGATAAAATTGTTGAAATAATTTCATGAATTAAATCTAATTCTATTCTAAGTTTATATAGTTCTATTTCTAACTGATTAATTCTTTCTGTTTTTCTCACTCTGATCCATCTCTATCTATTGGTGTTGGAGCCGTTGCTAATGTGCCACAATTTGCACATTCCATGTCTAAAAAATAACTGGCTATCTCAAAGTTATCGAATATAACTTTTAAATTAAAAACATCACAACCGCATGGGCATACATGTGTTGGAACCCCTCTTATATCCATAGACCTACTGTAATCTGGCCTCAGATCATTTATGTCCATAGGTTCTTCCATAAAATAATTATACTTTAAATTTCTATAATTGTAAAGGGGGGCTTTACACTCATTATAAACTTAGCAGATGCTTCTAGTGCCATTCTTATACGCTTTCTAGGTGTCTTTATTGAGGATGTAGATGCCAAAGATCCAAGGGCCACTTGCTGTCCACTTCCTTCTGCGTAATATGATGTACTAAGCTCAGATACATGGTAGTCTACATCCATGGTAAAAATCCTACCAGTATTTTGAACAGCAATGATTATGATTCCGCCTTCGTCACCGTCTTCAGTGTTTGCTCCAAACTTACCGTAACCGTGTTCTTGATAGGCTTCTTTGATAGACTCAACAAACTTAGTACGCATGAACTTATCTAAATTCTTGAAACCAACTGTTGGCTTGTAAACTGGTGGCGTCCAGTTGTATTGTAGTATTTGACCCATTCTAAAACTATCAACAAAGCCTATACCAAATTGCCCAACTTTAAAAACTTTAGGGTCTGTTATCTGCAAAACTAATCCAGACTTTTCGTCTGATGCGGCAGAGTCTCCACCAAGGTAAACTTTATTGCCCACCGATAGGGCTACAATACAGGTCATATAACCTATTGTACTATTTTAAATATTCGGAGTCCATATCTTCATGCATTTCTATGTGATTAAGCATATTTAATGCATTTTCTAATTCGCCTTTTAGGGTAATTAATTCCTGAACGGCATCATAATATTTATCTTTCCATTCAGTTAATTCTTTTTCTAATTTATAAAGGTCAATTTTTAGGTCCTTGACCTCCATTTTTAGATGGTCTGTTTCCCTTTCAGCCTGACGCCTTTTTTCTTTTTTTGCATCCCTAAATCCAGCAATTATGGCAGTTGAAAGTCCGCTTAGAACCGCCGCTAACAATGTCAGGACGATTGTTATGTAATCTATTTGCATTATAGGTATATTATACCGTAAATGCTTATATAATTAAATTAATAATTCAGATGCAGTTATTTCAGATCCAAGATATTTTCTTTTTTGTACAAAATCTTTCACATGTTCTGGCCCATATTGTCTTCCAGATATAATTATAACCCATTTTGGCTCAAGCTTTTCATCTATACATGTTTGGCACATTAATAAATTTATTGACAAAAGCGATGATCTCTTTGCAGATAACTTATTTTTGCTTTTGTTGCATGAAGCACATAATATCTTTTCCATTAGTATTCTTCTCCGATTAAACTAAAATCGTCATTCTCTAATAGCTCTTCGTAGTGAATGCCATCTTTATTATAGGTCACCATAGAAGCAAACGCTCCCAATGATTGTATTGTTCCGTACACACCCTCTGTATGTATGTAAACATCAAGTAATTGATCTTTCACTAGGAACCCCCTCAAGTTCGCATCTTACTCCATGAGACTCTATCATCTTTTTTACCTTCATAACATAATCTATAACTTCTTCTTTTTTACTTCCTGTAAACTGTATAAAGTTATCTTCATATAATCTTAGGGCGAGAAATTCTGGGTATTTAACTACGTCCATCATTAATAGTAATGGCTTCTTTATTTCCCTTAACTTCTTTCTCATCTCATCATTGTAAAACACTGGCTTGTTTGGTTCACCAGTCCATAAATTAACACCATGTTTAAAATGTTTGTTGTCATAGAGATTAGACTGCATTGCGTTTTCTCAATTCCTTCCAAACATTCTTGTCTTTATGAATATTTTTCATTTTATCTACAGATCCAGAGGATAGGTAAACTCCTCCCCATACTCCGTATTCGTTGTTCTCTATTCCAGATTTGTAACACATTTGTATTACTGGGCAAGAAAGGCAGCACTGATCTATTGCTTTTGCCATATTGACATCTAATTCATATTTATCAAAAAATAGATTAGTGTCCATACCATGACATGCTGCTAGATCCCACCATCTAACATTGTCTTCATCTAATCCTAATTCATTTAAAATATCTGACATATTTATTTGGAAGTTGCCAAGTACCGTTGTTGTTTACAGTAATTTTTTGAGCTGTTCCCCAGCCATTTCTAAACATACCATTTGAATCTGAAAATCCTTTGGGATTCTTTTTCCATATAATTAAATCGTAATTGTTCCAGAAGGGCTCTATATCTTTTGCCCTTTTTATAAATACGTTAACACCTAATTCGTTAAGATTTAACATTGATTCCTATTTCTAATAGGCATCCCATTAGTATAATTATACACTAAAAGATGGGTCATAGTCAACCATTTGGAGGAAGAATCATTTGCCAATGATGTGTTATCAGCATCTTTCTTCCTTTTGTAATCTCTAATGATTGATGGGTATATGGATGAGAAGATGGGTACATTATTATACTGCCAGCCTCTGGCTTTATTTTAATATCTAAATCATTAAAGTAAAGCTCTCCACCCTCATAGTCATCATTTAGATATACAACTATAGTATATGCTAAATAATAATTATCTTCATTAAAATCTACATGTGCTCCCATAAATGCATTTTGATCATATTTATTTATTCCCATTTTGGTTCTTGGGTCTGTCAATAGTGATACTGCATAATATAATGCTTTTCTGTCTATATTAAATATATCAGCATACTTAATTGCACAATCTGACATTTTGTTGGTTAGACAATTTATCGCAAAAGCGGCTTTAGCTCTGTCTTCATCAGAATTTATAAACTGAATTTGATCTCTAACGACATGCTTAATTTCACCATACCTTGTGGACGATCCATGTCCATACCAAGGCTCCCATGCAGAAACAGCATCGTTTGATAAAGACTCTATAGCGTCTATAATTTCTTGATAATTTTTTATTACGCCTTTAAAATATACAATATTATTTTCTGGCTGTTCAAAATACAATTATGTATTCCTTACTTCTTAAATTTTGGGCGGCCAAACCCTACTATAGAGACCTGAACACCTTTTTTATTTTTCTTAAATGCACGAAGTTGTCGACAGGCTTCTCCACCATTTCTTTGGCTACCCTTTTTGCTGCTTGAAGTGTTACCTTCAATGCACCATACGGTTCCATCCTCATTGTCTTCTACAACAATTCCAACGTGTGAAATTCTATCTACTCCGTCTCCAGGAAAATCAAAATATGCAATATCCCCTGGCTCTGGATCAGCTAAATCTACATCAATCCATCTTCCAGATTTTTTAAATGCTGCTGCGCCTCCTGGGGTATAAACAGTATTTGGAACTTTTACTCCAGCTTGATCAGCGCACCACATTACGAATGATCCACACCATGGTTGAAAGTTAGCCTTAGTAAATACTCCATACTTTGTCTCATTATCTTTTGGACCTTCAATGTATCCAACTTGTGACTTAGCAACTTGTATTAATCTGGCTGCGCTACCTTTTGGAGCCTTTTCTGTTTCTGCTGGTACTGCAAAATCATTTGACATAATTAGTTTTTACCTCTTCCGAAAATTCCTTTTTTAACTTTAGGAACACAATTGGGAACCCGTTTCCCATTTTTGTTTTTCCAACCTACCATTTCGTAACCTTCCCAACATGGGTTGGCTTTTTCAACCTCATTAGCATAAAGTGCTCTTAATTGCGCCTTAGCCTTTGTTTCGCTATCATGGCATCCAACTAATTCGTTTGTGCCTTCTTTTACAACAGCATAACCTTTGCATCCTGCTGCGCCCTGCTTAATGTTCCAAGGCATGATTAATCCTTGTCCCAGTCAGTATCTACTGGTTGCTCTGCTGGCATTTGATCGTTTGGTTTTGCGTCTAATCTTGCTCTAACGGCATCAGCTTCTACTTCAGCCTTCAATTCATTAATTTCTAATTCTGATTCAAGTTTCTTATCTGCCTGAGTATTTTTTGCATCTATTTCTTTATTTGCCATCTGTGCTGCCATAACATCCTTAGCACCAGACTGACCAATTAGCAAACCTGCAAGAGTTCCTGTGATAAATGTTGCAACGCTACCAAGAACATTGAAAAACATTTTATCATTTTCTGATTGTGCTCCAATTGGCTGTGTTACAAATATAAGAGCGTACAAAATTCCTAAAGATGTACACAATAAAATTGTTCCAAGTGTGATGCCAAGAATAAATTTTAGTCTTGCATCAAGATCTTGTGGGGTTAATCTTTCTTTAGCCATTCTTTACCTTTGATTTCTGGTACTCATCCCATACTTCCTGTCCAACTAAATCTCTAGAACAGGTTCCAGTAGTCTCACAAATTGGAGGATTACATTCTGCCTTTTCCCAGTTTGCTGGGTCTTGGCATTCATATCGGAATGAACCATCAAAGTTACACGATGTAACTGTGAAGGCTAGCATTATACTAGCTAATGAGGCACCTAATTTTCTCATGCCTCCATTATATCATTTTACTCTTCTTTTCTTAAAGGGATTGTAGCTAGCCAAATAACCGTAGCAATTAATGTTGCCACGCCAACTACCTGCTGGGCGGTTCCTGTAAGGGTAAGCCAAGCAATAAAAAACCCTAGAAGGGTAAATATTTGGGCTATGCTTTCCTTAATTACTTCCCAGGCATAATTTAAAATAGCCTTTATTATTTTCATTATATCCTCCTAGTCATGGCTGCAGCCACGATATTACTTGCAATAATTACTGGTATGACGACTTCCTGTGCCTTTTCTCTTTGGTCATCTGTCATATCCTTGCCCCATTCTGATGGGCTTAAAACTTTACTTAAATCTATATCTAAAACTGCTCCTATTGGGTCCGCCAAAAATGCTTCTGTCTGTACTTCTGTGGTAGCGTCAGCTAATGTGTAAGGCATGGTGGCGCCTTCTGCTGCTGCTTCCCTATCCTTAAATTCAACAAATGCTGTGGCTAATTCTGGATTAGACTTCATTGCTTCTGCAATTACAGCAACTTCAGTTGCTTTAATGCCAAGGTCTTGTGCGACCTCGATCTTTGCCTCATTTGTTAATGCAACTAATGTCTGGCTAACAGCAGAAACTTGCTCTGGACTCAATGTAACTAATTTATTATCCTTGCTTGTTAAATTAGCTATAACTGAAGTGAGATCTTCTGAAGTTCCAGTTCCTTTTTCTGGAATTAACTCTAGTAACTCTTCATCCTTTATGATAACATTGTCTTGTGATTCTTCAGAAGGTTCAGTCGGAGTTGGCTCTGGTTCAGGAGTTGGCTCTGGATCTATATCCGTTGGCTGAGGTGAAGGCTCTGGTGAAGGCTCTAGAGATGGCTCAGGTTCAGGAGTTGGCTCTGGCGTCGCCTCATCTGTGGTTTCAGGGCTTGGTTCTGGAGTGGGATCGACTGATTCAGTTTGCTCAGGCGATGGCTCAGGAGAAGGCTCAGGGCTTGGCTCTGGAGTAACCTCTTCTGTTGGCTCTGGGGAAGGTTCTGGCGTTGGTTCTGGCGTTGGCTGGTTAGCAGCAGCAGCAGCGGCTTGTGCTAATGCAGTAGCAATTTCTCTAGCCATTTGCTCATCATAATAGTTCCAAGCATTATCAATAGAATTATTTAAATCTATAATTGATTGATCATATGCATCTATTGTATCTTCTTTATCCTGTAATTTATTTGCTGTGTTTATAATTGCAGCATTATGAGCAGTTGTTTTAGTTGTTAAAGTTTGATTATGAGTTGTTAAAGCTGAATTAGCAGAATTATATTCAGATACTTTAGTGTTACGTATTGCTAATTTAGTATTATAATCTTGTTGTGCAGCCGTTTTTGCTGCCTGCGCTGCAGACAAATTATCTAATTGTTGTTGTGTTGCACCTGATCCATAAGAAAATGTATTAAGGTTACAACTAAATCCTACTCCCCATCCACCAGTATAAGCACATCCTGCACCAGTCCACCCACCTGGAATTGACCATCCGAGATGATAAGATCCTGGGCCACCGCCGTTATACCACCATATTTCTACATCTAAAGTTTTATCTTGGCTAACATTATATATTGGAGAATAGGCGCTCCATGTAGCGCCCTGTTCAACCCAATTGTCTACAGCAAGGTTGCCATCTACATACATTCTAAATCCGTCGTCTGTGTATCCAGCAAAGTATACGTTTGTCCAATCTGATGGTACTGTAATTTTGCCAGTAAATTTAACAATAATGTCTTCGTAGTATCCGCAAACTGGAAGATTCATGGAGTTTGAATTCCAGACACCTGTACATATGACAGAGCCAGGTACCGCTATATGCTGCCCGTTAACATAGCCATCTCTTAATAGATGATAAACAGTATATTGTAACCCTGCTGATCCAGCATTGTTTACAGCATTTTGAGCAGTTTGAAGATTAGTATTTGCTGTTGCTAAATTTACTGCTGATATATCTAATGCTGATTGAGCATCATTTTTTTCTTGTAGTTTTATAGCCACAGTAACAGTCTGTCCATCTACTGAAGTTTGAGCCAAAAGCTTTTCGTTTAATGCTGTGGCCTCTGCTTCTACTGCTGAATTGTAAACATCTGCAGCATCGTCTCTCGCATCCTTTGCGTCTACTGCATCGTCATATTTAGATTCCGCTATGTCTATTAATGATTGAAATTCTGTTTTATAGTTTAAGTCAGCTACGCTATCATTTAATTCTTGTATTTCTTGAGCGGCTAAACTTAATGGATCATCGCTATAGGCAGGAGTTATAAATAGCCAACCAAAGCCTAAAATGGCGGCTAAAGATAATCTCCATGCTTTAGTCCTAGTCAACTATAACTCCTAAACAAACGTTTTGTTTATTTAGTTAATTATATCATTTAACTATTTAGGATTATCTGTCTTGTAAAAACCAGTGCCTTTAAATTGAACTCCGACTGTTCCGTAAACTTTATTCATTTGATTGCCACATTTTTCACAAAATTCTAAGGTATCTGCCTCTTCAAATGTTTTGCTTACTTCCATACCGAAATCGCATTCTATACATGCATACTCATATCTAGGCATTAAAAAGAAACCTCTGGCTGCTTTTTAGCGGTAAGGATTATCGCTTTTGTTCCTTCCCATCTAATTCTTCCCTTGCATCCAACATTATACTTAGTGTCACCTTCATATTCAGAAGAAACTGCATAAACATATCCATGTATTTCGAAGTCACTTGCTAAACTTTGATTTCCATTAACAAATACCCTCCATACCAATGGGTCCCCTGCTTCTGCTTTTGTGTTAAACCTTAATATAATATCATCATATGGCTTCATCCATCTATCTTTAACTATAGACCATATGTATCTGATCTTTTTCATAGACCCATCTCTTTTCTTTTTTGAGTAGCCGAAATTGCTTCAATATTATCGTCTAGCTTTACCTGTTCAATTTTATATCCGACATCTCTTCCATAAACTATGTTTGTGATATTAGGCATCTTTACTACCATTGATCCATCCATAAAAGAATCCTTAGCGATATATTCTTTTACTTGATTAAATGTAAGCGGATCTTTTGGACTTGTGTTATATGTATTTCTTACACCAAGCATAACTTGATCTGTTCTTTTTCCCGCCTCAATATATAAAGCATGATGCCCTTCATGCCATGGCTGATATCTTCCAAGCATCAAAGTAGTTGGTTGAGACCAATCATGTAACCTAAATGTTTTAATTACGGCAGAAGCCTTTTCTTCTGCATTCATTTGGTGATCTATAAACGAAAGGTAAGTTCCCTCTGGATCTTCCCATAGTTTGTTGGTGTCTTCAAATCTTCCCTCTGCAATTGTGTCCATCCAAATTAATATGTCTGGCTTTCCAAACGAATCCCTGGTTTGCTTTGTTGGGCAAACAAAGTCTACGATTACGTCATAGCCCTGTCCACTAAGCATTCTGGACATTTCTCCTAGACGACGAGCATGTTCCACTCTGTCCTCTATACTAAATCCTAAATCAGAATTAACTGTTGATCTGACGTAGTCAGCATTTAAATGTATTGCGTTTATTTTTTCCTTTAATGTTTCTGCTAAAGTTGTTTTACCAGATCCAGGAAGTCCAATAATTTGAATAATCAATCTTTTCTCTTTTCTTTTGTGAGCAGTTTTAAGTCATGCTCAGGACTTTGCAATTAATTACTTGATCTTAATTGCTTTTGGCTTTTTTTCTTCTGGGACGATTCTCTCAATATTAATTTTAAGAATTCCATCGACCAGTTCTGCACTTTGCACCTCCATATATTCAGATAATGCAAATGTACGAATAAACTTTCTAGCAGCAATCCCCTTATGTAAATAAGGTTTAGGTGCTACTACAGACTCTTTTAATCCCTGGACTACCAAAGAACCGTTGTCAATATTAACAGACAACTCTTCTTTAGAAAATCCTGCAACAGCTAAAGAAATCTCATAAGAGTCTTCCCCTGTCTTAAGCACATCATACGGCGGATAAGACTGATTTGTTGCTTCACGATATACATTGTTGATACGCTCTAACTCTCTGTTAAAGCCGATAAAAAAAGGATCTTTAAAAAGATCCATGGCAAATTGTGTTACCATTATTCCTCCTTAAGCGAATAAATGAATTAGGTCCCAATTGGCGACCTATATATATTGTATCAAATCCTCTTATTTGATTCAATAGTTGATTGCGAAGAAACCTCTATATAAGTAGAGTTTTCTCTAAAATGTTTTAAATCTGGCGATCCACAATAGGACAAACCGCTACAAATGTTATTTATAAGCATTTGTATAGAATGGTCAATTGATCCCTTATGGTGAACTGACCCAGAAGCTCCCTCTACATGAAGTGCCTTTAAATTATTTATTGCATCTGGGTTTTGATTTAATTGTGTCTCTCTGGATGCGAGTCCTCTAAATATATGATCTCCATTGACTCCCCTATCACATTCATCATGCCCAGCAAAAAATGAACCCATCATGATTCCACTAGCTCCCGCCGCAAAAGCTTTTACTGCATCTCCATTATTTTTTATTCCACCATCAGCCACTATACCATTTATCTTATCCCCTTTAACATTATCGTATATATCCATTATAGATGAAAGAGTTGGGACTCCAAAACCAGTAACTATTCTAGTTAAACAAGCTGCTCCGCCACCGATTCCAACCCTAACAGAATCAGCCCCAGCATTCATTAACGACTCATAAGCTTCATATGAAGAAATATTTCCACACATTATATGAGTATCTTCTGAAACATTTTTTCTTAATTTTTTAATTGATTCAGTAACTAAATCTAAGTGACCAAGGGCAGTATCTACAAGTAGTATCTTTACTCCACTTTTGTTTAAATTGTCTATAAGGTTGACATTATCTACCTCATAAGAAGATATACAGAATCCTATGTTGGTTGGACCTTCGCTAACCTCAATTGTTTTTTTTAATCTTAACATCCTGTCATCTAAGGGTGTAAGCCTAGGAATAAATCCTATGCCTCCAAATTTTACCAGCTTACTTATCATTAATGGGCTAGATATA